AGTACACCGAAGCAAGAACAAAGCTTGAAGATCAATTCAGAGAACGATCAGCCGAAAAGGATAAAAAAATTACAGAACTTGAAACAAAATTGCGAGAGCTGGAACTTGTTTCCCCCGCCGTACAAGCCTTGGCGGAAGTAGTCCATGATCCTAGTTTGGTGCTAAATAACTTCTTACCAAAGGACAAAATTGAAGTTGATAATGGAACACCTGTTGTTGTTGATGGGTATGAAAGAACTCCTGTCAGTGAGTGGGCAAAAGGGAAGTTGCCTGATTACATTTTGAAGCAACCAAAGCCCCAAGGTGGTGGTGCTCCTGCTGGAAGACCTAGCGGAAGTGAAGTTCCTGCTGGCACTAAGAATCCATTTGCTGCTGAAACTTATAACATTACTGAGCAGATGAGGATTTATAGAACAGACCGAGATTTATATGATCGTTTGAAAAATCAAGTTAAACGCTAATATAATTAGATAAGGCGGAGTTATGCCGAGCCGAATGGGTTATGCCCACATCGTAAAACCAATTTTTTAGGTAATTTTTATGGCCACCGTAAGGTCGGACGTAATCATTCCTGAGGTCTTTACGCCGTACGTTATTGAGCAGACAACTCAGCGTGATGCCTTTTTGGCAAGCGGTGTGGTTCAGCCAATGGCCGAGCTAAATGCAACCGAAGGTGGTGATTTCGTAAACGTACCATTCTGGAAAGCAAACCTTTCTGGAGATTTTGAGGTACTAACAGATAGCAGTTCATTGACACCTGGAAAGATTCAGGCTGATAAGCAAATCGGCGTGATTCTTCACAGAGGTCGTGCTTTTGAATCAAGAGACTTAGCGGCTTTAGCTGCTGGTTCTGATCCAATGGCTGCTATCGGATCAAAGTTAGCTGCTTACATAGCAAACCAAAGACAGAAAGATTTACTTTCTGCTCTATCTGGAGTTTTTGGTTCTATCAATGCAAATGACAGCAACTCTGCTTTATTTGCTAATTGCATCGACTCAGAGAGTGGTGATACTCCAACAGGTTTAAGCCCTAAGCATATTGCTAAAGCTAAAGCAATTCTTGGAGATGCAGGTGATCAGCTAACTGCTGTTTGTATGCACTCAAAGGTTTACTACTCACTTGTTGAGCGTAAGCTTGTGGATTACGTTCTTGCTACTGATGGCAACGGCGGAGCTGCAACTGCATCAGGTGGTTCTATTGCTGCTGCTTATGGTGGTAATGGTTCTGTTCCTACCTATTGCGGTTTAAGAGTTATCGTTTCTGATGACGTAGCAACAACAGGTTCAGGTGCTTCTACTGAGTATTCAACTTACTTCTTCACTGGTGGCGCTGTAGCTTCTGGTGAACAGGCAGGTCTAACTACTGAGACAGATAGAGACATCCTTGCAAAGAGTGATGCTCTTTCATTAGATGCTCATTACTGCTATCACCCTGTTGGAACTAAGTGGGCAGTAACAACTGTTAACCCAACAAGAGCACAGCTTGAAACCGTAGCCAACTGGTCGAAGGTGTACGAGACAAAAAACATTGGCATCGTGAGAGCGACCAATGTCACCACAATGGATTAGAGGTAAATTATGACTTCTCAATTCGAGGTAACTGCTGGCAAGGGCATCGGCCCTACCACAGGTGGAACTGTTACTCAAGCGACTAACAAAACAACTGGAGTCACACTCAATACTGAGTCAGGCCAGATCACAATGAACAACGCTGCTCTTGGTGACGGAGCAGAAGCCACTTTCACAGTTACTAATGACCGTGTAGCTGCAACTGATGTTCCTTATGCCTGTCATGGGTCTGCTGGAACTGCTGGTGCATACACAGTTAATGTTTCTGCTGTAGCGGCTGGTTCTTTTAAAGTTACTGTTGGAAATGTTTCTGGCGGTTCTTTAAGTCAAGCGATTGTCATTAACTTTGTACTCTTAAAGGGTGCATCTAGCTAATGGGAATGTTCGCATTTAGGCGAGCGAAGGAAAGGGAGGCTGCCGCACAGGTGGCCTCTACTCCTGTTAAGCCAAAGCCCAAAAAAAAGCGTAAACCTAAAGCAACTACTGATGGCAATAACAATTCATCACACGGCAGGAGCAGCTAACGCAAATAGTTACATCTCACTTACAGAAGCAAATGAACTAATTGAAGGTTTAGTTGCTGATGATGATGTGATTGCGTGGGAAGCTGGTTCAACTAGTGACGACTACAGAAATCGTGCTTTATATACAGCAGCACAGAGAATTGATCGTGAAAGATTTTTAGGTGCTAGAGCCACAGATACTCAAGCATTACAATGGCCTCGTACTGGAGTAAGAAAGCCTGATACTTATATCAATACTTATTCTGTTGGGTTTCCTTTTCGCATAACAACAGATTATTTTACAGACACAGAAATACCTGATCAAATAAAGAAAGCACAGGCTGTCTTAGCTGCTTACTTGAATAACAATAAAGACGGTCTTGGACTTAGTGGATTAGAAGATTATCAGAATATAAAAGTTGGATCTTTGGATGCAACTCCTAATTCTTATGGTGCTGTTGGTGCTGATCGTGTACCACCAATGTTTGAAAGATACTTCACAGGCATTAGAATTAGTGGACCAGGTAACATCGCTGTAAAAAGAAGCTAATGGGAATCTCTTATCCTGCTGCACTCATCATCACAGACACAAACGCCCATACTGGGAGGTTTGGAAAAATTACTTGTTTAACAGATTCGACTGTTACTTTAGTTTCTCCAAATGTCACTAAGAATGGTTCTTCAACTGTTTCTGGAATTGATTTAAAAGCAAGCACAGACATTGAAGGAGTTTTCACTAGCATTACTCAAACAAGTGCAGGATCAGTTATTGCTTACAGAATCTAATGCCAGTAAAACCTAAAGGCTTTAGAAAAGCAGCAAGCAAAGTCCTTAAGGCTGTAGGCGGTAATGTTACGATTCGTAAAGTTACAGGAAGTGCTTATAACACCACCACAGGAGCAATGGGAGAGACAACCGCAGATACAACTGTTAAAGGTTTTGTTGAAGGTATTTCTAAAAAAGAAGTAGGAGAACTAATAAAAGCAACTGATAAGCGTTTAACAATTGCTGCATCTGATTTGGATTACACTCCAACGGTTTCAGATCGCGTTGTTATTAGTTCTACAGTGCATCAAATTATTAGGATCGAGACAACAGAACAAGGTAATACTGCTATTAGTTATGAATTAATTCTGAGGTCGTAATGGCTAAAAAGATCCGCATTGACCAGATAGGAGACTTTGCAGAAGAAGCTTATGATGCAATGCTTAGAGAAGTGGTGTTATTAGCTGATCAAAAAATCAAATTAGGAACACCATTTGATACAGGTCGATTAAGAGCGAATTGGCAAGTTGCAGAAACTTCTGAATCTGGAACGTCTACCTTGCTACCTGGGAAATACCCTTCCACTCCGCCTATTAAAAAAGTTAATTACACAAAAGAAAAAATAGGTAAAAATTATTTTATTTTAAATAATCTTCCTTATGCTGAACCGAATGTTTTAGGAACAAATCTTCCAAAGTCATGGGGCGGCCAATTTAGAAGTAGAGAAAATAAAGTATCAAAAGGTTGGTTCCAACAAGTAGCAAAAGAAGTTGCTGATTTTGCTAAGTCCATCAAATACAAAGGATAATGAGCAGCACTTTTAACGATGTCAGAGCAGCCATAGAAGGCCGCATTGCTACAGAGATGGCATTAAGTCCTGCTTATCCTGTTAGCTATCAAAACGCTCCATTCACGCCGCCTAATAACACCCCTTGGATTGCTGTTTATCTTTTGTTTGGTCAAAATAATTATGCAACTTTAGAAGCACCTGCTACTGGCAAATCATTTAATAGACAAACAGGAACCTTAACGATTGATATTTTTACACCTGCAGGAGTTGGTGCTGGAGCGAATTACACCATTGGCGAAAGAGTAAAAGATAAATTTGACAGAGCAAAGTTTAGTAGTCTTATTTTTGATCCTTGTTCTGGATTAGCTACAATAAGACCAGCAGAGCAAGAAGCGTTCTTTCAAACGCAATTCTCAGCTACATTTGATGCATACTTAGACTAATTTAATCCAATGGCTGTCACTGTTTTATCAGGTACGTCTGGAGCCTTGTACTACAAACCTGCTGGTACAACAGGGACATTCTCTCCTTCAGACGTAACCATAGGAACTGAAACTATGGTTGTTCAATCCTACTTAAA